AAGTAATGACCCTAGCCATGCCCCTAATATGTATATTAGTAATGATGGCACTGTATTTAAATCAGGCTTTGTAACTACTTACATGACTGAAGAAGAAGTAGACAAGAAGTTAGCTATCAAAGATAAACTCATTGAGAAACTATCAGCAAGATTAGATGAACTAGAAAAGAGAGTTAAGTAATGGCAAAAACAGCAGCATGGAAAAGGAAAGAAGGTAAGAACCCTAAAGGTGGTTTAAATGCTAAAGGTAGAGCTAGTGCAAAAGCAGAAGGCTCTAACCTTAAAGTACCAGTTAAATCTGGAACTAATCCTAGACGTGTATCATTTGCAGCTAGATTTGCAGGAATGAAAGGACCTATGAAAGATAGTAAAGGTAAACCAACACGTAAAGCATTAGCACTTAAAGCTTGGGGATTTGGTTCTGTAGAAGCAGCAAGAAGTTTTGCACAAAAAAATAAAAAGAAAAAATAGTGACTCAAATAGAACAAATTAGAGAAGCTGCAGAAGCAGATTTACTCACATTTATTAAACTTGTAGCTCCACACTTATTACTTGGAGCAGTACATGAAGAGTTAATAAGTTGGTGGGGTAGAACAGAAAGAAAAGATAATCAGTTAGTATTACTTCCTCGTGGACATATGAAGAGTAAACTAGCTATCAGCTACAGCAGATTTAGCAGAGAAACAGTTATATGCTATTAAACAGATAATTGATTCACCTATTTATCGTAGATACTGGAGTAACATGATACATCCAGAGGAAGGTAAAAGAGAGAAGTGGGCAGTAGCAGAGATTGCTGTAGACCATCCACAAAGAAAGTTAGAAGGTATTAGGGATGCTACAGTTAAGGCTGTTGGACTTACTAGTAATACTACAGGGTTCCATGCTGACATAGTTGTTCTTGATGATATTGTTGTACCTGGGAATGCTTATTCAGAAGAAGGTAGAGAAAAGGTTGGTAATGCTTATTCACAATTAGCTTCTATTGAGAACCCTGGTGCAGAAGAATGGGTAGTAGGTACTAGATACCATCCTAAAGATATATACGATACTATGATTAATATGAAAGAAACTATATATGGTGATGATGGTGATATAGAAGAAGAAGATGAAGTATACGAGTTATTTCAAAAAGTAGTAGAAACAGATGGTGAATTCTTATGGACTAAAAGAGCACGTAAGGATGGTAAATCATTTGGGTTTGATGCTAAAGAGTTAGCTAGGATTAAAGCAAAGTATATTGATACTACACAGTTCTATGCTCAATATTACAATGACCCTAACTCTACAGAGAATGCAAGGATAAGTTCAGATAACTTTCAGTACTTTGATAAATCAGCACTGAATGTTAAAGAAGGAGATTGGTATTTAAGAGATAGAAAACTAAATGTATTTGCAGCAATTGACTTTGCATTTAGTTTACGTAGACAAGCAGATTACACTGCACTAGTAGTTGTTGGTGTAGACCACCAGTCTAACTTTTATGTACTAGATATAGATAGATTTAAAACAGAAAGAATTGTAGACTATTATCAACATATATTAAAGTCTTGGGAAAAGTGGGGATTTAGAAAGATAAGAGCTGAGGTTACAGTAGCACAACAAACCATCGTTAAAGAGCTCAAGGACAGTTATCTTAAACCAAATGGTATCCCACTATCAATTGATGAATTTAGACCTACTAGGAGCTTAGGAGACAAAGCACAGAGGGTAGGTGCAGTACTAGAACCAAAGTATGATAACTTACAAGTTTGGCACTATAAAGGTGGTAATTGTCAAACATTAGAAGAAGAGTTAGTGATGGTACATCCACCACATGATGATATTAAAGATGCACTATCAAACGCTATGGCAATATCATTAGCACCTAAACTAAGAGCAAACATAGGTTTAGGATTTAATAAACGGTTACCAACCCATAGTAGGTTTGGTGGTATAACTAGTTAAGGAAAAATTATGGCAGGCGAAGTAGCTGAAATAGAACAGGCAATTGGACAAGAGAATTTAGCTAAAGTATTAGCTGGATTATATAACCAATGGTGGTTACAAAGAAATGATAAAGAAGACGAGTGGAGAGAATTAAGAAACTATCTCTTTGCTACAGATACTACTTCTACATCAAATAGTACACTACCCTGGAAGAATAAAACAACATTGCCTAAGTTAACTCAAATACGAGATAACTTACATGCAAACTATATGGATGCTTTATTTCCTAATGATAACTGGATGAAGTGGGAAGGAGCCTCTAGAGAAGACTCTACTATTAACAAACGTAAAGCTATTGAAGCTTACATGAAAACTAAACTAAAAGAATCTAAGTTTAGAGAAGAAGTAAGTTTACTGTTATATGATTATATTGACTATGGTAATGCTTTTGGTGAAGTAAGATATGTTAATGAACAGCATGAAGACCCAGTAACTAAAGAAATGATTACAACTTACAATGGTCCTAAACTAAAACGTATATCACCATTTGATATTGTATTTAATCCTGTAGCTAGTTCTTTTGCTAAATCACCTAAGTTTACTAGGTATGTTAAATCTGTTGGAGAGTTACAAAGAGATTTAGATGAAAGACCTGACTTACAGTACAATAAAGCAGCATTTAATAAAGCATTAGAAATAAGAAATAGTATCTCTATGTTTAGAGTAGAAGATGTAAACAAAGCTGGAGCATTTATTGCTGATGGTTTTGGTACACTACAAGAATACTACCAATCAGGTATGGTAGAGATTCTAGAATTTGAAGGTGACTTCTATGATAAAGATGATGAAGTATTACATAAGAATAGAATCATTACAATTATAGATAGAAACTATGTATTACGTAATATAGAAAACCCTAGTTATATAGGACAAGATACTAAAGCTCATGTAGCATGGAGAAAGAGACCTGATAACTTATATGGTATGGGACCTTTAGATAATTTAGTTGGTATGCAATATAGACTAGACCATCTAGAGAATGCTAAAGCAGATGCTATGGACTTAACCATACATCCACCAATGGTTATTAAAGGTGAGGTAGACCCATTTGAATGGGGACCAGAGACAACTATACACTTACAAGAAGATGGTGCTATAGATATGTTACCACCTAATCCTGCAGCATTCCAAGTAAACAATGAACTACAAGGTTTAATGAATACTATGGAACAAATGGCAGGAGCTCCTAGAGAAGCTATGGGTATTAGAACACCTGGAGAGAAGACTGCATTTGAAGTACAATCATTACAGAATGCAGCTGGTAGAATCTTCCAGAACAAAGTTAATCAGTTTGAGATAGAAATGTTAGAACCTATCTTAAATACAATGTTAGAAACAGCTAAACGTAATTTAGAGTTACCTGAACTAGCAAAAGTATATGATGATGACTTTGGTGTACAAGACTTCTTATCTGTAACTAAAGAAGACTTAACATCTAGAGGTAAGATTAGACCTATAGGTGCTAGACATTATGCTGCTAGAGCACAGCTCTTACAGAATATGCTAGGTGTATTTAACAGTCCAATAGGACAAATGATTAGTCCTCATGTATCACCTAAGTTAGTAGCTAAGATGATAGAAGAATATATGGGCTTTGACCAGTATGGATTTATGCAAGATAATGCTGCATTATTTGAAGCTGCAGAACAAGAGAAGATAAAAATGCAGATACAACAGGATTTACAGGCACAACAAGCAGGTCCTTCTATGGAAGAAAACATGCTTGACCAGGAGATGCAACAGATGGAACAACCTCCTCAAGGTGAAGAACCACCTGTAATGTAACAGTAAAAGCTTGACTTTTACTTAAAAATATGGTATAATTATAGTATGGACTTAAAAAGTGAAAAGGCTAAAGCCTTAACAAAAAAACAAGTTTTTGAAGAGTTAAGAGAGTACTTAACTGAACAAGTAGATATATCTAATAGAAAGTGTATGGATGAACAGAACTTTCAACTTCCTGCTTTCAATGAGTATCAAGCTTATCAAAGAGGTATTCAAAAAGCTTTAACAAAACTATATAATTTATTACCTTGACCAAAGGAGAAAGTAACATGAATGAAGAAGTAAAAACAGAAACAACTGAAACACCTGTACAAGAACCTACCCAGGAGACTGTACAAACAGATACTCAACCAAAAGCATTTGAGATTCCGACCGAAGCTCAAGACGTAATTGGAGAGGGTAAAAAGTACCAGAGCCCAGAGGATGCATTAAAGTCTGTTCCTCATGCACAGAAACATATTGAGACTCTTGAGTCTGAACTTGCTACTGTACGAGAAGAACTAACAAAGCGTCAAACTACTCAGGAACTGATAGATGAATTAAAGTCTGGAGTTCAACCACAAGCACAGACCGTGCAGAGTGGAGAACTTAATCAAGATAATGTGATGGATTTAGTTAATCAAACTATTGCAACAAGAGAAGCAAAGGCTAAAGCAGAAACTAATGCTAATTCAGTAGCTGCAAAGTTTACTGAACAGTATGGTGATAAAGCTGAAGATACTTACAACTCTATTGCAAAAGAACTTAACTTATCCGTTAAACAACTTAACGAGCTAGCAGCGGCTAGCCCAACAGTAGTATTAAAAGCAGCAGGTTTATCTGCAGCTAAAGCACCAGTAGCTAGTTCTAGTGGTGATGTTAATACTCAAGCTCTAGCACAACATGCTAAACCAGCAGAACTATCTGCTAAAGTAGCTGGTGGTTCTACAAAGGACTTACTAGCAGCATGGGGAAATGCTAAAGCTAAAATTAATCAGTCTTAAGGAGACTTAAAGAATGGCACATTTAACAGAAAATACAACTGCGTTCATTGAATCGCAACAGTATTCTCAGTTTATTCTTGATAATTTACACGACTACCTTCTTCCAGAAGGAATGTACCGTGATGTAACAGACTTCGGTTCAGGTACAACACTAAACATTAAAACAGTTGGTACTGTAACACTTCAAGATGCAGCTGAAGATACACCCTTAAACTTTACGAACATTGACACAGGTACTATTAATCTATCTATTACTGATTATATCGGTGATGCATGGAAAGTAACAGACGACCTACGTGAAGATGGTTCACAAGTAGATACACTTATGGCTATGAGAGCTATGGAGTCTACACGTTCTCTTGGTGAAAACCATGAAACACGTTTCTTAGGTACAGCTAATGCAGGTCAAACTGCTGCAGACTTAAACCTAGTTAACAATAGACCACATAGATGGATTGCTGGTGGTGATACAGCTACAACAAGAAACATTGTACTAGCTGACTTTGTATCTATGAAACTAGCGTTTGATAAAGCTAATGCACCTGCAGGTGGTCGTATTGCTATTGTTGACCCTATCGTAGAGGCAACACTCAACACATTAATCTCACAAACATCTGTAGTTAATAACACTCCGCAATTCCAGGGCGTTCTTAACGAAGGTTTTGCTAGAGACCATCGTTTCGTAAGAAACATTATGGGTTGGGATATTTACACTTCTAACTTCTTACCATCACTTACAGCTGCAGAAGCTATCAATGGTTCAGCTTACAGCTTAGCTAATGATACTGCTGAAATTGGTGATAAGGCTAACATCTTCATGTGCGTAGCAGATGATTCATGTAAGCCAGTTATGCATGCATGGAGACGTGCTCCGCAAACTGAAGGTTGGAGAGACCAAGAAGAAAGAGCTGATAAATATCAGGTTACTTCTAGGTTCGGGTTTGGTGTTCAGCGTGCTGATACACTAGGCGTTATTTTAACTGATTCAGCAACTTACTAAGGAGAAACATTATGACTTTAGAAATTACTCCAGTAAGGGGTGTAGCAGCTCACTATGGTCCTCGTGAA